CGTCGAAGCAGCGATTGTCCACCCTTGACGGCCATTCTCCCCGCCCCAACGCCGGCAGTGGTGCTGAGTGCGCCGAGCGAAGCGGCATCCTCTCGCGTAACGATCCCTTCGGGGTCTACTTGGCGGAAAATCTCGGCAATTTGCTCGTCTCTCGGCGCATCCCCCGGCAGTCCAGCCCAGGAAATTAAAATCCCCTGTCGATCTGCGTGTTCAGGCGAAAGCACCTCGCCATCCTCGTTCCGCATCTCATCCGACCCCAGTTGGATGGACGGGTAAATCCATTGCTCAAATTCACGCGGTTGTGTTGACTGTTGTGCCATCACCGGCTCCTGAGATGGTCCCCGTTGAAACTGGGCACGCGCATTCTGCACTTTGGCAAGATAGGTCTGTGTTTCTTTAAAAGGAGGGACACCCTGCGCTTGAGCCACCGCTGACTCCCCGGCATTGTACGCGGCAACGGCCAGCCGATCGTCCTCGTCATACTTCCGAAGTAATACCCCGAGATGCTGCACCCCCGCCCGGATATTCTCCTCGGGATCGAACGGGTCCGTGACCTCATACTCCCTAATAAGCAACGGCATGAGCTGGAACAGCCCTTTCGCCCCCTTTGGGGAGACGGCATCGGGCCGGAAACTCGACTCAGTTTCAAGAACGGCGAGCGCAAGGTCGGTCGGTACCTTGAATCGGTCAGCATACTTGGAAACCAGTCCCTGATAGTACTGACGTGGATCGGCTGGCATCGGCTGTCAACGCGCTCTCGGCGTCGTCTTGCCGAATTGTGGCGTTCCACCGCTGGTCCCAGGGCCAGCGCCCCCGTTCTGGCCTATGACTGGAGGAAGAACAACACCTGGAGGAAGAACAACACCTGGATCGTCCAAGAACCGCTGCTGTAGTTCATCTCCGATCATCAATTGTTGCCGACGCAACCGATCGATCATGGGATCTACTACGGGAATGAATCCGCCGACGATCCCGTCGTAAGTATTGATTACGTTCTCAAACAAACTATCCAACATCTCAAGTGTATAACCACGAGTTTCCCCAACCCCCGGAACCATGAGGAGTGCCCGTCGCACATCATCTTCCGTCTTGCGCCCACGCTCACCGCCCATCTCTGCAAATAATCCAGCGTAGGCTCGTCGCTTACTGCTTAACAGTCGTATCCGGTCCAAACTATTCGGTGATGAAAGCCCCATCTTGGCGGCGAGGTCTTGAATCTGCCCCTCCGTCAGCGTCACGGTGCGCGGATCGGTGAACCACGTTCTTCCGAAAAGCGATTCAACGGTTTGTCCCATCGCTGTCAATCCGGCAATAAATCTGGATTCCGAAGTGTTCAAGGACAGCGCCAAATCTCCAATCTCTTGCAATACATTCGCCACTGGTGCCAACTGCGACAAAATCTTCTGATTGTCCGTCGAGATATTTCTCACAGTCATGGTGTTGCCGCGTATTTCCATCCCTGGTAGCGGATTCTGATATATCCGCCGAGCGAGCGGATTGTGTGGATCAAGCGGAGAGTGTACCGCTTCCTCCATAACCTTATTGGCATCAGCACCTTGCACCATCTGATCTATATTCCGCTCTTCAGAGCTACTGGATATTCCCTGTACCTGATCTAAGAACCCTTTCTCAAAGATCGGGGCCACGCCAGGTATCCGTCTAGCAGCGTCCAGTAACCCAGGATTTAATACCATCCCCAAATTGACATACGTCGTGGTGGGGTTCCCGTTCATATCGGTATACTCAACCTTGTCTGGTTTCGCGCCGAAAATATCGGCGATATTCTCTGTGACCCCCTTTATAAAGGTTTGATAATTTGTCCATTCCGGTGTTTCTTCGCTGCGATAGGTTCCCGCAGGAAGTCCCGATAACCCTGAAAGTCTTCTTTTTTGCTCCTCCACCGGGTCAAATTGAGACGGTGCCGTAAACTCGGACGCATATTTGTTAGTCCCAGAAAAGAAACCTGGAACAGGGAGAGAATCTGGCCGTGGAGCGCCAGAGGGATCAACTGCCCGATGCTGGGTACCAATGGCCCGCGCTTCTGGCGTGCCAGAGGCGATAAACCCGGTGGATGTCTGCGGATCAGGTTGACCCCCCGGCCCTGGTGTCTGTTTAGCACGCTCCCAACCTGGACGAGAAGCCGTAATCGCCGGATGTTCTCGAAAAAGATCCGGCCCTGTCAACTCTGGTTGCGGTAGGGATGGCCTATCGAGTGCCATGCCACCATACCCCCCACCTTCATACGTCGGACCTTCTTCCTCCTGGAGTTGCATATGCTGTTGAAACGGTGTGCGCCGTTGAACGACGGATGGGAGGGCGCTACGGGCGTCGATCTCCTGCTGTTCAAGCTTAGAGAGCATACCAAGGAATTTTTGCCGTCCTTCAATCTCGGCAGCTTGGGCGAGACGGTATCGCTCTAACGCTTTATTTTGTCGCAAGTCCTGCTGAATTTGATACGCTTGAGTTCCCGCTTCAAGGCCACGAAGAATCGCATTTCCCAATCGTTGTGTTCGTGATGACGGCATTCCGTACCTAGAACTTTCTGAACATCTTGCGAAGGGATTCCGGCAGCTCATTCGGGCTTTCAACACCGAATTGGCTCCCAAACTGTGCGATCAATTTACGGAGAAACTCATCGTTTTCCGCATCGTTATCCCCCAAGGGAAGATCATTCTGTTGTCCCTGAGACGAGGGACGACGCGCTCCCAGTGCTTGGGCCGCCCCCATGAACCCCCGTCCCAGTCGTCGTTGCACAGACATGCTTAATACCCCCCATTCCCAAGACCACGCGATACGGACCAATCCACCCCGAGCGGTGAAGACTCAGAGGGCATCGGGGTCTGTGGCATCGGAGCCGCTTTCGGCAGATTGGGCGGCGGCGCACCCGAAGGACGACCGCCTCGACGTGTCCGTGATCGGCGTTTCGTACCCTTAATGCCCTGCGGTTCCGCTTGCGCCCGTCGCTTCACCGGTATCCCACCCGCTCCCGTCTGGGGCATCCCCCCACCTGGGGATACCGAGCCGCGTGGGGCGGTTGGCGAACCCGTGTACGGATTCATAGGAGCCGGCCCACCTTGATTTAAGGGATTAAAAGCCATTCGTTCTTATCCTCTAGAAACTTCATCGGTTTGCTCTCGCCACCCTACCGTGCCCGTCTGAATCGCCTGGAGGAACGCATTGAGATACGGCAAGATTTCACCAAAGCGGTTCTGGTCAATCATCTCGATAACTTTCGCCCGATCTAAATCGTACTCCGCCAGGAACTGGTTCCACTGGATATTCCGATCCAGTACATCGATCGCGGCGTCATTCCGCATTTTCTGGACGCCGGTCGTGGCGTTAATCGTATCGACCAGATTGCGACTTTGTGAGTCGGTAATGTTGGCCGACTGGTTAATCGCATTCGTCAGACGATCATCCTGCCGACGGGCCGTATCCAACGTCAAACTGGTTCGCAGTTGATTTGCCTGGGTAAACCGCTGATCTGCCGACGCCCGTTGGAAGGTGGCTTGCTGGCTTAACGCTTCCATCGCCGTCCGATACCGCTCCTCCGACCGATTCGCTTCATCAAGTTGAATCTGCTGAGCAGCCTGGGTGTACATCGGAGCTAAGCGTTGTTCGAGACGTTGCCCGTAGTCCGCTTCCGGCCCCTGCCCAAGGAGTCCCCGTCCTGCCATCGCTGCGCGGCCTTCGGCGAGCTGGGACTGCCGCAAGATGTCCAGTGGGGACCGGGCAGTTTCAATTTCCATCGCCCGACGCTGATCATCTGGTGGAAGTCGGCCCCCACGGGCAATCAGGTCACGTAATAACTCCTGTGTCTCCTGTTCAAGTGGGGTGGCATCCGACAGACCGCCTTCGGCCATGATGCGGTCCAACTCAGACCCCCGTCGTGCTTCATCCGCAGTCGGGGCCAGTTCTCCCCCCGCCGCCATGAGATCGGACAACGTGAGGTCAGTCTGGGCACTCAATGGGGTTCTGATCCGGCCCCCGCCCTGCGTCAGACCCTCAATCCCAAGATTTTGCATCTGGGAGAGCGGATCGTCGAAGCCCCGAAGCGTCATGTACTCCTGATACTCCGGTGGATACATCGGCATACTCGACGGGTCTACCTCTGTGTGACCAAAGGGATCGATATCCTGGCGATCATCGAGATCAGGGTCACTAGTCTTCCCACCTTTTGGTAAATCCGTGCCATCGGCGGGGATACACTCGTTGTTCACCCATCGGCCCCCGCCCTTGTAGCACGCTAACTCATTTGCGTTCGAGCCTGTGCCGTTAGGGGGTTGGTAGGGACAGTCTGCTAAAGTAGCCGCCTTTGATCCGTCCCAACAGGTGACCTCAGTCGGTTCACCGTTCGTGGATTTCGGGACACATTCGCCGTTAACCCAGTCTTTGGTGGGGTCTTGGACGCATTGCTCTTGAAGGGTGAGTGGTGGAACATACGGAGTACACCCAGTAGCGTCGTTCCATGTGCCCTTGGCGGCAATACACGCTGTCATATCCGCCTGACGCTGCTGATCCTGATTCCACTGGTTAATCTTGGCCTGACGCTCCAAGTTATAGCGGTCTGCCAGCACATTCCACGCCTGTTGTTCACGCTCAAGTCCTGGGGAGGTGTCCGTCCGTGCATACTGCGCGTAAGGGGTGGCTCCATACTCCGAGTACGCGTCTTCAAGCTGTTGGAGCCATCGTTGGCCTTGCGCTTGCTCCTCGGCGGTCTGCGGGGTCCATCCACGACGGGCTTTGCCCGTATCAACCGGTCCCCCTTTAAGGAACCGGGGGGACTGGCCCGTATACTCGTCTTGGAATCCCGACCAGCCTAATCCACCACCGATATACGGCTCGTACGTCTGATCTGAACCGGCAAACCGACCGCCAGTCCAGAGAGGGGATTCCCGTGTCGGAGAGGCAAACCGACTGGGGTCATACGCGGCCGTTTGGGTAAGTCCCCCTATCGGTGCGCCTTCATGCGCCCACCGGAAGAACGGATCCCAGTCATTATACTGACTGAGCGTTTCGTCAAACCCACCAAGGGGGGTACCAACAAAAGCTGGAGTGGTGTCATCAGTCTCAGGAAATCCACGACCAGAATCTTCAGGATCAACCCTCGGAGGGTCACCGTGCGGTGTCAACTCATCGTAGTCGGGATCGCTGATCCCACTATAAACGGGATTACTAGAAGGGTCCCAGCCAAAGGGTAGGTTGTCAGTCGTCCAAGTTACTGTAGGAATAGCGCCGGGAATTGTCGAGGGGTCAATCGCTTGGTCGGGAGCATAATCGTCCAGATAGTCCTCGCCCCCCTCGTCAAAAACGACTCCGGTTCCCTCGCTGCCTCGTCTACGTACAGCCATGAGTGCCCCTTAGTTACCACCACTTTCGTCATCACCAAGACCCAACCCTGCATTCATGGGGTCATACGGTGAATCTAGATCAGGTTGTCCTGCTGCTGCACGGATTCTTGCCCGCAGACCGCCAAGACTCTGCTGTCCTGGTGACGGTGCAAACTGGTTCGCCGCAAAAGTCAGCATCCCCGTCGCATCCCGCTCGATACCCATCAACCCGAGCGCGTCTTCCACTTCCTGTAAGCCACCCCCCAACATCGGTTGTGGTGGAGATGGTTGATACGCTTCACTGTAAACCGTTGACCCTGAGAGTTCTCCTGAAAACGGAGGTGTTGTTCCCCAATCCACTCCCGATCGACGCAACAGTTCCGGTCGAGACAGAGCTGGATCGCGTCCCGTGACTCCAACATCAAGCGGACCCCCCTTGATCATGAAAGGGTTTTGGACGTAAGACCCAGGGAAGGAAATATCTCTGGACGCTCGTTGGGCCGCAACCGCACCCGCTGTCCCGAGATCGCCCACATACGATTTATACATGCGAGGCGCAGCAAACATCGTATTGCCAATGGGTAACCCGGTGATCGGGTCACTCTCACCCCCGCCCTGCATATAACCACCGATGCCCCCCAACACGCCTTGAGCAATTGGTACCTCAAATCCACCCATCGCTACAACTCCTTCAGAAAACTCTTGCGGGGGACTTCCTGATACCCGAGTCGCTTGATCAGGGCCAATCCGCGTCTATTACCGTATTCGACCGACGCCATGAAGTGTTTCACACCAAGGGCCGCCACATGACGCTCTGCTGCTTTCGCCACACGGACGCTATACCGGCGTGCCGGCGGCGCGATATACAAGTGGGGTTGTCCGAACGCCCGATCTGGGCTGATATTCGTCAATCCCGTAAAGCCAATCGTCTCCTCACCCTGATCCACCATCGCAAAGAGCGCCCATCCCTGCTGAGCCGCCTGAAGGAGCGTATTCATTGCCAAAGTACACGCCAGCTCATCGGGAACTGACTGCCCCATAAACGCCTCGAACCCGTCACGATCGGCCTGATACCACGCAATGATGCGTGGGGGATCGCCCACGGCATAGTCGCGGAACTGAATCTCCGATACAGCACCGGTTGGCAGTATATCACTGGGCTGTTTGGAAGCTAATTGCACCACGAATATCCACGTTATCTGTGATACTGGACGGCCACGCCGCATGGTCCGTCCGGTAACAGTAGAGTTTATCGGTGCCTCCGGTGGTGATGTAGCCTTCTGTATCGACCGACCCTTTGATGGTCAGCGGCCCCGTAAAGGTCGTCGTCGTCGCTTTCAGGCCCTTCGGAATCTGAATACGGAGTTCGTTCCCCATACCGGAGCCGGTAGTCGTGTCTTCGAGAAAAAAGTTGATCGTGACGAACTGTCCCATCTTGATGAACTGATAGAGCTTCTGGTCGGCACTTGCTACCGTCCATGTGCCCGAATTGGCGGTGAAATTCCCGGCTAGAAACGGGGTGCTTTGCCATCCCAACTCCTGCTGAATCCGCTGCACCCGACGACGGGTGTCAATCGCAGAGAAATAGAGAGATCGCATCGACCGCTCCGTCACCGAGCCAGACTCTTCCCGTATCCGAGCAAAGTCGGGAATAGGGAAATCAAGCGGAATGTTTGATCGCGCCATTACTGCAACCGTCGTGTCGCGCCTGGGAGGACTTGGTAGCCGAGGGTCATCCCCTCCAAGCTCCATGAGCCGTTCTGGGCATCATCGCTGATTCGTATCCGACACCCGACATCCTGAATGAAGTCCCCGTTACTCCCCTCCAGATTGATAATCTTCTGCACCGAGTCAGACGAGGTCGTCACACCAGAGCCTTCACTTGTATCAATCCCGTTCCCGTCTGCCGTGATGAGTTGGAAACCCACCGGGGTGAGCGCCTTACTGGTTGCCCCTTCGCTCACCGCATCATCCCCGGCGTTGCCCTCCATCCACTCGACGGTGAGCGTGACATCGGAATCCGCCTGGGCAATGATGTCCAGCCAGCGATACCGTTTGATATACGCCATCATCTGCTGTGGCGAACGAACATTCCAGCTATTGTCGGTCCCGTAGATCACCTTGGTAATCCATCGGGCCGGGATGTTTGAGCCATCAAAACTATCCCCGTCGAAGAACTTGTAGCAGAAGCCGCCCTTGGCGGTCTGGGCTTCGCCGACCAGCACCACCTGGGTGTCCGTGGCCGTATCAATCGTGGTCGAAGACGCCATCGGCATATCCGGCCAGACATACCAGACACCCCAGCGATAGTTCCAGACGACCGCCTTGGTACACTCCGCGTCATCGGGAGAAGTCCCAGGCCAGAACCACACCACATGGGCATTCTCGATGTCATGCACCGAGTGGACTTTCTCCAGCTCCGCGTAGACAAATTCTTTCAACGTCTCCTTGACCGGGGTGGAAATGACCACATCGTTATTCCCGTCAAAGAGCCGGATATCTCCCAGCGGGGTGAAATAGCCGAGCATGACCCGACTCGTCGTCACCTGGGTGCCACTCGAATCGGTGTAGACGGACCCGGCCGGCACGCGCACAATCGACCGATTCGCAGCGGTGCCTGTGACCGCATTGGACTTGGTGCGGGTCCAGTCCATGATGTCAGAGACTATTTGGCCGGTGCCGCTGACGGTCCAGATGGATCGCTCACAGAACACGACCAGCATTCCCTCGAAGTCCCCCACCATCCCAGTAACCACGTCCCCCACCGAACTTTGGTCTGTGAAATCGAGATAGTTGTTGACTCCCACCTGATCGGGCAGCCCAGGATCGGACCAGGCCACGCGCCGAGGATTGGTATTGGTCCGTCCCCACCAGAGGCGTTGTTTGTGTGGCTCACAGAAGTAACTCCCGGTTGCGGGTGCATCGCCGTGTTCCTGATTGACCCGATTTTCTAAAATATCGAGGTCAGAGGCGTTATCGGTATAACTGGTAGTGGTGCGCCCATCGATAAACGTCACGAAATAGAATGTCGTGCCGGTGCCAGTGGTCCGATAGAGTTCATAACCGGTGATATCGGTATCGCTATCGGCAGTCCATGACAGGTTGCTTTGCTCATCTTGGAGTTGGATGATGTTCGAGGTCACCGACCCCGCCGATCGCACTTCTGCATCATCGACACTGACCATCTTCCAACTGTAACTGCCGTTGAGTTGCCCGTTGGCCGTGTTGACGACCGAGGTGGGAGTTGGGGACTTCGCCGAGGGACCAGCGGTGGAGAGCGCCGATCCATTCCACGCACGGGGAGCCACCACTCCATTGGCGAAGAACAGGGTGTTATCCACCTGGGCAAAGTCGGGGATGGACCCCACGGACCCACTCCCGAGGTCGGCAATGAACGTCCACGACGCACCGTCGTCGGTGCTATACCAGAGTTCATACTCACTCGAGGCGGCCTCGAAGACCCCCATCAACTGGCGCGTGAAAGAGGCACCAGTCTGCCGATAGGCCCGCAACGCCCGCACCCGTGTAGCGGCACTGCCCGTATTGGTCGTGACCGCAGAACTATTCTGTTTGCTATACCCGAGGATCTTCTTGGCCCGACCTAATTTGTCAATCCAGAGATTCCGGCTCCCGCTGGAGGAATAGATCGCGGGCAGTGCCACCGAGTGAATCCCTTCCTGCGTGCCGAGAAACACCGAGAAGACCTGGGTCTGAATCGGATACGGCATCAGGTCGTCACCGCAAAAAAGGCGGTGCCATCGGTCGAGTCGAGACGCACAGGCCCAGATCCGTTGTAGACCTCATCGCCGGTCGCCAATGACAGCACCCGATAGGGGCGCGGTTGCACATCATCAAGGGCGACATAGTCGCGCACCCCGGTCAGGGTCATTGCAAACTGATCGCCATGCACCGCCGCAAAGGACCGAGAGACACCGTGACTGGGATTCGGCTCAAACGTCCAATGCTGGTCGAGTAACCCAGGGAACGGATGCGGGCCACCCCCATTACCTACCCGTGTCGATTGCCAGTTGGCAATATCAGATGGGACGAACGGCAGCACGGTGGATAGCACGCGCTGCAACTGTGCGCCGGAATCTCCATGGTTATATTCGCCGCAATCATTGAAGACCCCGTAGACATCGTGGTGGGCCGAGAGCGCACACCCACAGACAAAGGCGGTCAGCGGAGCCGCTGCCGCGACTTCCACGCACCGTCCCTGATAACTCTTGTCCCAGCGTTGATGCTCGTTGTCAATGACCGGCGAGGGACAGTCTGTCACGCCGTGCTTGGCGTGCCACGGTTGTCGTACCCAGCGCCACGGACCTTCGCTCGTATTATCCCGCCGAGGGAAATGAACCGTGGTAATGGTCGCGGCCCCATCGCTATAAAGATCGGACAGGCGGTCTTCGAGAGACTCCCAGTCCGGTGCCGCCGCCGCTGAGAGGGCTAGTGGGGTGTCACACCGCTCACGAAACACGTTGCCCAAGGCCCGAATCTCTTCGTCCTCCCACCCGTTGTCACTGTGATTCCATTCGTTGGCAATCTCGACACAGGCCACCTTGTCAGGGTGTTGTTTGGCGAGGGACGCCCATTCCCGCACGAAATAGGCGGGGTCCGAGACGATGTGTCGGCGCGTGAAACAGGTGATTTCAGACCGGAGTCCGTGGTCAGCGAGGAGTTCAATCGTGCGCTCCATCAGCGCAAAGTAATTAGCGGTCTGCACATCGGTGCCCCCGGCCCAGTCGTGACTGCCAAACCACCGGACGTAGGTCATCCCGGACCCAACCGCCCATTCCGCGAAGCGGTCAAGTTGCCCCTGATTGTGCCGCACCGCCCACGGGGCCCAGAACGCGCTCACACCCACAAGGGGGAAGGGGCCAGTATCATCCCGCAGCGCCCGGTGGTCGAGCCGGAGCGGGCCGTTCAGCGGCCGATAGGTTGTTTCAGCGAGGGGTTGAATCGCTTGAAGAATCGAGGAGAGCGACCCGTAGCGGTCCTGCTCCCAGATCGCACGCCACTTCGCCTGATTCAAGACGCCTTGATCAGCGGGGCGTCCGAGTTGCACCAGACGGCTGGTCACCGCCTGTTCAAAGACATCGGGGTATTCGGTCAGGAGCAGAAACGCCGAGTCCTCATGGGCATGGGCGATCCACCAGTCATACGCAGGGGGCTGC